AGCAGGCCGCTGGCGATGGTCAGCGCGAGCGCTAGCAGAGTGCGTCGACGCTGGATCATCGCCAGCTCCCGATCACGAACGGCTCGACCACCTCTTCAGCGGCATAGACGATCAGGCGGGAAACGGCCATGTTCAGGGCGACGATGCCGTCGATGCGCTCGGAGGATCGGGCCTTCGACGGCTTCTGATTGCCGGCCGCGTCGGTCTCGACCTCGACGTTACCCGCCATCCAGCGCAGGATCGGGTTGCCGCCGTGCTCGAACTTGCCCTCGAGGACCAGCCGTTCGAGTTCCCGCCAGCCGGGGGCGAGGCCTGCGTGGGTCTGCGCGATCGGGACGCACGTCGCGCCGTCCTTCGTCAGGTCGGTCACCAGTTGCGTGGCGTTCCATCGGTCGAAGCCGGTCTCTCGGATCTCGCGCTCCCCGGCCATCGCCTTCTGGTACTCGATGACGAAGTCATAGTCGGTCACGTTGCCGGGCGTCGCGACCAGGAAGCCGTCGCGAATCCAGTCCTCGTATGGCACGCCATCGTTGCGGCTGCGCTCGTGGGCACCGTCCTCTGGGCACCAGAAGGCGCAGATGGCCGCGACCTTGCCATCCTCGAGGCGGAAGACGTCGACGTCCGCAGTCAGGTCGCGGACCGAGGCCAGGTCGAGCCCGCCGAAGCCGACCGCGCCCTTCGGGATCCGCCGCGCCGCCCACTCCTCGTAGGTCTCGAGTTCGCCCGTGGCCTCGTCCACGATCCGGCCGTCGCAAGCGTCCCATGCCGTGAGATCGATCGCCCTCGTCGACTGCTGCGTCGGGACATTCATGTGGAAGCGCAGGTAGGCGGCCATCGCGCCGGGTGATCGCTTCGCCTTGGCAGCGCGCTCGCGCAGGAAGTCGAGCCCCACCGAAACGCCGAGGTTCGGGTTGGCCTTGAGCCAGACCGACTCGTCGAACGGGTCGTCGCCCTCATCGAGCGTGTAGACGATGGCGAACATCGAGTCGTCGGTGGCGCGGCCCTCGAGGACGGCGATCGCGTCGGACCGCTCCTCCCACCAGACGCCCTCGCGCTTGACGCCAGCGGTCGTGATCTTCCAGACCATCGGCTGGCGCCGGGTCGAGCCCGCCTTCTCGATGTTGTCGAGGAGGTCGCGGCTGTCGTGGACGTGAAGCTCGTCGATGATCGCGCCGTTCGGGCGGATGCCCTGGTCGGAGTCGGAGTCCCGCCCCAGCGGCTGGAAGAAGCTCTCCGAACTGATCTGCGAGAGGCTGTCGGCATTGATCTGGATCCGCTTTCGGAGGCTCGCGCTCTTGGCGACCATCTGCATCGCGGCGGTCCAGGGGATCTTTGCCTGCTGATGCTTGGTGGCAGCCGAGTACACCTCGCCACCAGGTTCGCCGTCGAAGAAAGCTAGGCGCAGGCCAGCGCCGCCAGCGATCGTCGACTTCCCGTTCCCCGACCCGACCTCGAGGTAGACGCTGCGGAAGCGCCGGGAACCGTCGGCCCGCATCCAGCCGAAGGCCGAGCCGATGACGAACTTCTCCCAACCCTCCAGCACGATCAGGTCGTCCCGGCCCTTGTAGTGGTGGAGCAGATGGTAGAAGTCGATCGAGTGCTGGGCCTGTCTCACGTCGAACCACAGACCACGCTCGGTGCCAGTCGCTAGGTCGGACAGATGGCGCTCGCAGGCCTTGCGAACGTAACGGCAGGCGACGATCCGGCCAGCAACCACATCGAGGGCGTACTGAGTGACCGGATCTGCCGGGGGCGGCGGGACCATCTTGTGGCGGGCGCGCGGGGCGAGGGTCGAGATCGTCATCCGTGATCGTCCAGCCAGTCCTGGGTCGCATCGCCGGAGCCCGTCGCTGGCGTCGTCAGGCCTTCGCGCGCCGATGGCGAGAGGCCGAGTTCGCGGGCCAAGTCGCGCATCAAGCGGGCGTCCTCACGGACGAGTTGATGGAGAGGGTTCTTGACCAGGTCGCCCTTACGGGCACCGTGGATGAGCGGGCCGCTCTTTGCGAGCGCGATCGATTCCCCGACGTGCCGCGCCTCGGTCTCGCAGTAAGCCCGGAACAGGCCGAGGTCGACGCGCGTGAGTATCCCGGTCTGGCCGAAGTCCCGCATGACCCGGCGCCAGACGCGCTTCCCGTCCTCGCTCATGTCTGCCGGCATGACGGGGCGGTTGGACCGTGGCTTCGGTGCCGCGCGGTTCAGACGCCACTCGCGCTTCTCGCCGTGGAGGAGCTTGAGGCCCGTCGGCATCTTGGTCGGCCCGCGGCTACCCATCGAGGTGCTCGGCCTTCCGCCCTGTGAAGTTCTGCCAGCGGTCGATAGTTACCTGGGCGTAGCGAGGCTCCAGTTCCAGAGCGAAGCAACGGCGGCCCAGCCGCTCGGCGGCGATGATCGTCGTGCCCGAGCCGATGAAGGGATCGTAGACGTCGCCGGCGTGGTTGGCGATGGGGGTCTCGAAGAGCACGACGGGCTTTTGGGCCGGGTGGTCATACTTCTCCTCTTTGGAGCCGCTCATGATCATCTTCGGGCTCGGCGCCCGCCAGATCGTGCTCTGGGTGTGGTCGGACCCGACGAAGAGGTTGGGGATGCCAGGACGCCGCACGGCCCAGCAGGGCTCGTGGCCCCAGTGATACCAAGACCGCCCCATGGCGAACAATCCCTTGTCCCAGATGATCTGGGCGACGATCTCGAAGCCGATCCGCTCCAGGCCGACGGCTACCTCCGCGGCATGGACGCCGGCGTGCCAGACGTAGCCGACCTGGAGGCTCGGGACCAGAGCGAAAGCCTCCGACCAGTCCACGCGTGTGTCGCCGCTGAGTGTGGTGTTGCGATGGCCCTCCGTTCGCCCGTGGCGCCGCGTGGGCCCTTGAATGACGTCATCGGCGTCGGTCGGGCCATCGATCCGCATGTACGGCCGCTCGGCGGGACCCATGCCGTTGTATACGCCGTCGCGCCAAGTCGGGTCGAGCGCCACGCCGTATGGCGGGTCAGTCGCGAGCAACATTGGAGTGCCCCCCCCCCAGCAGCCGCGCGACGTCCCCGGGGTTCACCGCATCGCCGCAGAGCAACCGGTGGTCTCCGAGCGCGAACAAGTCGCCGCGTTTGATGGACGTCGCTTTGACTTCGGGGACCTCGTCGGCGTCCGTGAGGCCGGCTTTCGGGCCCCGCGGAAGCAGGTCACCGAGCAGCGCCGCTAGGCCCTCGTTGTCGATCGAGATCCCGGCCAGAAGTTCGGCGAGTTTCGCATCGTCCCGAGTGGCCATCGCCCCGATCGGGTCGAGAGTCGCCAGGACGAGCGCCTCCTCCTCTGGATCGAGGTCGACATAGAGCACCGGGACCGTCGCCTCGCCGCGGGCCAGCGCCTCCTCGACGCGGGCATGGCCATCGACCACGTGCCCGCTCCGGCGGTTGACCATCACCTGCTGGACCCAGCCGACCTCGGTGAGTGATCCTCGGAGGGCGGCGCGCTGCCCGGTCGGATGCGTGCGCCAGTTGGCGGGGTTGGCGATCAGGTCGCCGGGTGCTTCCTCGCCCGTGCCCACGATTCGGTTCTGCCAGGGGGCGGGAGCGGACCTGGCGGTCATGCCACGGCCTTGGAGTCGCGCCGCAGGCCGACCTGATCGTGGCAGCGGTGCCTGGCGGACCGACAGAGCCAGCGCTTGTTCGAGGCGATCTCTGGACCGCCGAGCCCGACCGGAACTCGGTGATCACGCTGGAGACAGGAGGGGTCGGTGCAGCCGCATGCCTCGCACCGTGCGCCCGGAAGAGCGGCGCGGCGCTCGCGCTGGTGTGCCGTCCCGTAGCCGCGCTCGGTCGTGCTCTGGCGATGGTCAGCGCAGCGGCCGCGGCCGCCCGGCACGGCACGGTTGGGGCAGCGGGGCTCGAGACATGCAGGCATCGGGGCGTAGGGCATCAGAGTCGCCCCACGTCAGACACGCGGAGAGCCGGGACGTCTCCCGGCTGCCTCCGCTTAGCCGCCCGATTCGGCTCCGGTCCAGCGGCCCCATCGGGGCTCGGCCGCTGGCCGCCCAGGTCGCTCAAGGGTTAGACGGCAGGCGGTGCGACTGGTGTCGCTGCCGCGGTGATCGCGTTCACGGCTGCGTCGATGGTGGTCACGGTGGTGTCCAGGGCATCGACCTGAGCCTGCGTGGTCGCCCCGGCCACAAGAACGCCTACGGCCGTGTTGAGCGTGCCGACGTCGGTGCCGAGTTGGGCGAGGTCCGCCTGTAGTTTGGTGAGATCGGCCATGACTCTTTCCCGTCCTTTCAGGACTTCTCTGAGGGGATCACGTAGACGATGGAACCAGCGCGGCATGGCTACGGCCGGCGGCCGAGCATCGTGCCCGTCACTGCCTGGTTGGCGAGCATGCCGAGCGCGGCGAGGACGACGGCGACAACCGCCGACACGACGGCGGCGGGGATGCTGTCTCCCATCCATGCCGCGCCCGCGACGATAGCTGCGGCGACGACTAGGACCAGGTGGTCCCAGAGAGCGATTGGTCTGCCGAAGAGCACGGGCAACCTTCCTTTCTAGATCAGTCGGACCTGCCCCTGATTGACGAGCAGGCCATTCGGATGGGCGACCGTCTTGCCGTAGACGCCGTCGACCACTTCGAGGTACGGGCCGCCGCGGGGGAACGGGGCCGAGGTGCCAGGGAAACCGGGCCAGTTGACGTAGACGACGGCATCGGCATGGGCGCTCGACGTGAACGGCCAGGACGTCAGGCGGCCGAACCGGCCGTTGGGATAGTTCGGGTCGAAGCCGACCAGAGTCGTGCCCTTCGGGACGACAAACTGGCGCGGCGAGGCGAAGGCCGTCCTGGTGAGGACCGCGACGGGGGTCGGGTTGATCAGGTCGACCGCCTTCCACGCTTCCCATCCGAGGCTGTCCCACCAGTCTCCGTGGACCCGGAAGTGGTCCTGGTAGGCGGGGTCGTGGCCGAACGCGCCCCATGTCTGGTGATGGATGGTGTTCAAGCCGCAGCGGCACGTCGAGCACGGGACCCAGCCGCAGCCCTCGAAGGCATGGCCGCCATCGGTCGGCCCGGGGCTCGGCATGTAGCCCAGCGCGTCGGTGTTCCACCAGTTGTTCGGCCAGGCGGCCGTGAACTGGCACGGGCCGGGCTGCAGCAGCGTCTGCTGGTAGGCGCCGAGGAACGTCGCGTTGCTGCCCGGCTTGCCGATCAGGAGATAGGAGGCATTCTTGCGCGGAGCGCTGCCGTCTTTCGTCGGCCAGCCGTTCGCTTTGACGAAGCTCCAGAGTTGCTGAGGATAGAGCCCCGGGTTCGCGTCCTGCGACGGGCTTGTGAGCGGCCAGGGTAGGCCCTTGATGATGGCGTAGGCGTGCAGCGGGTCGATGACCGCGAGGTCGCCCGCCTCCTGATCGCTCTGAACGTAGTCGCCGCTGAATGCGACGCAGGCGCCGAAACCGTCCTGGTCGAGCGTACCGTGCGCGCAAAGCGGGCTGTGGAAGAAGGTCGGCACGGCGACCGGCTCGGCCGCAAGGGCGAGTTCGATAGGCCAAGCCCGAGCGAGTATCTCGGGCGGAGTCTGAAGAGCGCCGAGCGAGCGTCGGATGTCAGTCATGGAAGAGGCTCCTTCTCATCGGGCTCGCAGGTGTTGACTTCGAGGTTGGCACCGTAATCGCCCCGGAGGCGATATTCCTGGTCGCCGAAGCCGCCGGCGGGCGGCCTCAGTGCCTTGGCCATCCGTTCCCGTGCCTTCCGGTTCTCGCGTTCGTCGAGGTAGACGGCAACGCACCAGAGACCGGAGACTGCGGCCAGAACCACGAGGATGAACTGCCAGTCGGCCATGTCAGTGCCCCACTACGAGATTGACGAGAGCGAGCAGGGCACCGCCAGCACCGCCAGCGGCGGCGACCACGATCCCGACCCGCCAGCGAAATGACAGAACGTGGCGGTTGGCCTGGTCTGCACGGACCGCCTGATCATTGGCGGCCCAGTTTGCGCGGGCGGAGTCGACTGCCTGGGCTGTCTTGAGTTCCGCTACGTCCTCGCAAACGCCGTCG